CTCTTGCTAGGAGCTCTCTTCCTTTTTTAGTTAAAATCGCATCTACTGTTACGATTGAGTTGTCTAAATATCCCATTTTTGTTTAAATTATATAATATAAATATCGGTTATTATAATATTCTAGGATTGTGTTCTGATAATTGTCCCTAGATTGTTTGTTGAATGCATTTTATCTTCGTCTATAGAGTAGATATCTTTATTTGATATCCTTACAAAACGATTACCTTCTTCTACATAAAGGAGATTAGTTGCAGTTGGGAAGGATTTATTACCTCCAAAAGATCTTACCTTACCCCCTGCTATTGTATTTGTTACTTGAGTAGAAAAATAAACTTGCTGTACTTGTCTATCTGATAGATTGATCCCTTTTATTTTAGTAAAGTTAGAACCGGATGGATGTAAGCTTGCTCTTATTCCTACCAATCCTAAAGCAGGGTCGTTACCTGGAACGCTTCCTGAAGTTAGTTTAGATCCTGCATATCTAGCATTTACTATACCTGATATTGAATAATTACTATCTTGTATTTCTGCCGGGGTTGCTTGATTAACTAAAATCTGATTTAGATTTGTTGGTTCAATAGGGTCTTCATTTCTATCTACCTGTTGTATATAGTTAGCTTTTCGTAATATAGTTGCATTACTTAATATAGGGTTATCAGGACTATTAGAAAATACTGTAGAGATATATGGATTAAATATAATCTCAGAGGGTACTTGCATATACTTAAAATAAGTAAATTGTGGATCTTGATTAGGAGATGGTACGAGTGATCCTGTATTCCCTAATTGAACGAAGTTATTAGTATAGCTTTGTGGATTTAATAATACTGGTGTTAATCTTATGAAAAAATAATTAGATCTCCTAACTCTTTCTAAGATTGTTGTAGTTATGTTATTAACGCCATTTACATCTCCAGCATTTGTATACTTAAAAGTAATATTTTCTGCTTGTAGAATAGTCTGCTGCAAATCTACATTTCTGTTTATAAATCTAAACGGAATTGTCATACCTGTAATTAACACAGGTTTTGATAAATCTGCAATTGAAAGACCACTTATAACACTACTGCTATAAAATACATTTATATTATCTGTAGCTTCAGCGGCTGGATCGATATCGATAAAATCTATCTCTGTCATTTTTATTGTATATTTTCACGTCCTCCACCATTATCCACTGGCGGTCCTTGCGTTGGTGCTGATCCGCCACCTCCGCCGCCTCCGCCTCCACCAGAACTTGGTGCTGGTGTTGCAGGACTAGGTGTTGTAGGTTCAGGGGTTACAGGAGCTGGAGTTGTAGGTTCAGGGGTTACTGGTTGTGGAGTTACTGGTTGTGGAGTTACTGGTTGTGGAGTTACTGGCTGAGGAGTAGTAGGTTCAGGTGTTACCGGTGATGGAGTAACTGGACTAGGAGTAACTGGACTAGGAGTAGTAGGTGCAGGAGTTACCGGTGCAGGAGTTACCGGTGCAGGAGTAGTTGGGGCTGGTGTTACAGGAGCGGCGGTTGGCGCCGCAGTAGGGCTAGGAGTTGGAGCTGCAGTAGGAGCTGCAGTAGGAGCAGGAGTAATCTGTAGGACTGTAAATGTAATAGTACAATCTCTTGGTATAGCATTAGAAGCATTTAAGAAAGTCAACGTAAATGCTAATTCTGGTTGAGATCCTTTCTTAATTGTATTTCTTCTATTTAATTCACCGTCTGATATTTTTATTCTACTACCGCTTAACTCACCATTAAATTTAGGCTCTTCATAATTATGTCTAAAAGTCATAGCTGATCCAGAAGGAACTACTATTCTTTCTGCATATGCTGTACTTCTTTCTACTAACTGAGTATAAGTTCCTCCGTGAGTTCCACCTAAAAAAGCAGTATCTATCGATCCAGAATAATCTTGGAAAATAGTACTAACACTTACCTGTCTTGCTTTATTTCTTTCTAGTTTATGTGGTTTAATTATTATACCGGTAATTGCTGTTGATCTACCTGGTATAAAATCTTTTACGATTCTAAATAAAGCATTATCGAAAAATCGAATCAATCTAATGTAGTCCATCAAATCGTATCGATCTAAATTACCTAATATTACTTTGCGATGTTTCTCTAGAGATGTATATTCTGATTTATAAGAATCTCTAGGATCTCCGATATAATCATCTATGTTGAAGTTAGAGAAACCTAATACAGCGCTTTGAGAAACTATATAATTATCTATGTTCTTAGAAGGTGCTAATCCTACTTCTATAAAGTTTAAATCATCTGAATATTCATATTCTCTCCTAACAATAGAAGTGTAACTAGATAATGTATCTCCTGCTACAATAGTACCATCATTATCAGTTCTTAGTTTAAGAGATGAACTATTATGTAATTGAGTAGGTCCATAAAAACCTGGTCCTATCTTTTGACCTCCAGCTATTCCTATTTCTAATATTTCAGAAGGTATACCAAATGAATTTATCAAAGCTCTCAAGCCTCTTTCTGTACCTTTTGACTTTGTAAGTAGAGGTAAATTATGGTATATCCTTTTGTAAATTTCTTTTTGATAATTATCAAACGGCATTGGCTGTAAGTATGCGTTTGTAGAACCAGAAGTGATTACTTTATATTCGTTTATCTGTTCACTTCCGGATACATAAGACTCGCCTATAAATGCTCCAAAGATAGATTCTAAGTTAAAATTACTATTATATAACTTAACTCCGAAATTCTCTAGAGTAGTTCTAACTAAATCCTTAGATATGCCAAAGTTAATTCTATTATCAGCATCATACTTATCGCTTACAGCTTTTTGATATATCCATATATTATCAAAATGTTGAGCAAGCATATTAATGAAAAGTAGAGCAGGATTGTTATCTTGATCTTCTCTCAGAAATATAGGTAAAGTATTAGTTAGTGCATTTAGGTTGTTTATATCAAAGTTAGATGCAATTTCTATTTGGTTATTAAACCAATTTGTAGCTTGATTTGTTGCACTTGCTAAGTTTTTATACGGTCTGGTTGTATTAGATTTTGGCCAACTATTAGAGCCGCTTTCAAAATATAAAAATCTATCGTAATGATCAAAATTATTTACTATACCTTCAATTAAATTCTCATAATAATCTCTACTTCCTGTTATACCAAATCTACTATAACCTGTGTTACTTATAGTTTGTAAAGAGTTTTCATATGAACTAATTAAATCTATTTTATATTTAAAATTATTCAATCTTTCTTCTGCTGAAGAGAAGTTTATAAAGTCTGAATAGTTACTATGATCTACGCTAATTTGAGCGCTACTTTCTTCAAATAGAGAATATAGTTCGTAATATGAACTTGTAACTGGGTAGCTAAATAATTCGTTATAGTTAAAAAAACCTGTAGGGTTATTATTATCTTCTGCTAGCTCTATATCAAAATTAGGTCCCTTTAAGTTCTTATATATTATTTCATCTGGTATAGTTTCAGTATCTATCTCAAAAGAAATAGAATCAGATACAAGCTCTACTATTCTGAAAGTATCTTTTATTTCAAACTCTTCAGGAAGAGATTCATACAGTTTAAGAGCTAGAGCTTTACCGCCTCTGTAGTCAATAGTGTCTACGTTTATACCAAGTAGTAATCTATTTTCTCCAAAATTTAATCTAAAGTCTTGGAAGTAAGATAGAGTTTCAAGTTTTCTTTTTAAGTCTGCTGTAAATCTTAATAAGTCTGTAATGGACAATTCATTAGATAAAGCAAGAACCTCAGTGCGGTCTGGTGAAATATCTTCAATAAAGAAATTTCCTTCAAATATAAAATTTGAATCACTATATAAGTTACTAATAAAATTATATAATATGTTTACTTGACCGTAATTATAACCTAATTGTTTAGCATCTAATTCTGGGGATACATTTATCTCAGATATCTTACCTGCTTGATATTGTGTGTAAGTTACGTTAGAATATTCCGGGAAGTAAGTAGGGACAGAAAATAAACGTTGATCATTAAGCCCATATACGTGCATTTCGATAGTATGCTTATCAGGCTTAAAGCTACTGTTTAAGTAGAAACTGTCTACTAGGCTCTTATCTTTCGGACTTAGATTCCTAGTATAGATTTCTAATTCGTCAGGAAATCCTTTGGATACTATATAATTAGTTTTTGACATTCTGATTTGCTACTTGTTCTTGTAATGCAATAATCTCGGTTTCGTTATCTATAATCTGTGTTCTCAAATTAGTAATTTCATCTAAAAGAGGTTGTATATCAGCTGTAGAATCATCTAATTTATATAATTCAGAACTTCTGTTTACTAAGTACTCGTGAGTACCAGCATCTCCATTAATTGGAATTTCGTAGAAAAGTTCTTCGTATAACGCAAAGAAATCTTCAATAGTTAATTGAACGTCTTCAGGTACAGGTTGTTTGAAAGTAGTAAATTCTCTTTTTACAACCTTATTAAGATGTTCTTTATTATATACCGTTTTTCGAATCGGTATTGGGTTATTAGCCATTGCGTACTATTTTAAAAACATTACCATTATCTACCACTGTTGTACTTCCGTCAAGAGTTGATTTAACTAATATACGATAATATCTCTCTGGTTGCAACCCTTCCATGTAGACATCAAAATAACTTCCGTTATTATCAGCACTTATTTTTGTAAAAGCTGTATTAAAATCTACTATCATCTCTTCTGTGTGTTCATCTCTCAATCCCCAATAAGAAGCAGCAGGTAGTTTATAGTTAGTTAAATAAACCGATCCTGTTGCAAAAGTTCTAGTAGGGTATTTAGGTCTTGCATGAATTCTAAATCTTTGCTTTCCGGCATCTACATATTCACCCTTATTATTTTTTATTATAATAGTTGCGTTACTAGTATTTAATTCTGTAAGGGTACTACTATAGACTGTGTCATTCCATCCAAATTCTAAGTACGGAGGGTATATTGTATTAGTGTTTCCACTGAAGTATTTTAAACGTATAGAGGAAGATGTATTAAATTCAAGATCATCTGTCAGTTTTAGTATAAACCCGTTATTAACAATTGTAGAGGCGTTATGAGCCTTTACTCCATTTGTTACGTTAATATGAATATCGTTATTTGAATTAAGTTCTTGTAGTTGAGTACTTTTAAGGTTTATTCCTGCTGAGCCTGTATACCAACTTCCTCCTCCTCCGGAATAGGTTGTATTATATGAACCGGTAACTCCTGCTGGCATGTTAACTGTATTAGTAGGTAAAGTCCATCTGTCTACTTGATTACCTAATCTATAAATCCAACTTGCTCCTGATTTATCAGTCGGTGAGTCTCCATACTTACCTATACCTTGATCCCATGATTCATAAGATGGATAAGCATTAATTGAATACTCTGTTGGTATTTCGTAAGCAGTTGCTAGGCTTAAATGAATACTTGCACTGTAGTTATTACTACCTATAATATTTGATACAACATTTGCAACATCTGTGCTATTAAATTTTAATAAAGCTCTTGATGTCTGGCCTACTTCAGATACAGGGTAGCCACCGATTTCGATAATCTCATCTAAACCTGCATTACCGCTTGTTGCTTCTGTGTAAATAAATGTATCCTTTTCAGGGAAGATTCTATATATTGCCATTTTATAATGTTGTTACTCGTCCTTGAATATCTATCTCAGGAAATTTAATTTCAAAAATACAAGGATCGTAAGAAGGGTAAAGTATATTACCTCTTGTTGCTCCCTTAATATCATATGCATATTCTGAGTAGTTACCGCCTACTTTGTTTTCAAAATAAATCTTTTCTACGCTTTGCACTCCTTTGATTCTATCTAGTAAAGTATATATACTTGATATATTGATAGGTTGGTTTATAGACCATTTACTGATATCAAAGTGTTCTATTAGAGCTGTATTACATGCTAATAATACATCTCTTGATACAAAATTAGGAAGTGTAATAATCTCATACTTCATTGCTACGTTTACTATAAATGCATCTTTTATATTTACTGCATCAGTAAGTAGCATATACTGTGAAAGATATGTTTTTAAGTTTTGTTTTAAGCTAGCTGTTGCAGGAATTACTTGTTTATCTGCATTATAAGCTAGAACGTAAAGGGATAAAGCTAAAGGATTAGAATCATAAGCTCCTCCTAATACGTTAGCGTTAGTAGCTTGGTCTTGAGTTACGTAAACTTTAGAAATCGAACCATATAAGGCAGGAAGTGATAAGCTTCTAATAGCATAATCTTGAAGTGTTACTGCTCTATTTTGTTCTGAATAAGCCCTTAAGCTATTTTGTCTCAATTCTTCTACCGTATCTCCGTCTCGTCCTCCTACTGCTGGTTCGGAATTATTGAAAGTTAATGTATTTGCTTTACTTTGATCAGCTGCTGTTACGGTTACTTGTTCTACAAGATTAATAGTATTTGCAGGGACGTTTGAGTCTACCCCTCCTCCTACTATATACTTAACGGTTAAAATTACATTAGAAGGCGCAACACCGTATGATTTAGAAAATAAAAAGTTAGATGGGTCGTAGGCGAAATCTAATCTACTTAAGCCTTGATTAGTTCCCATTCCTACATTAGTAGGATCTGGTAAGAATACTTCATCATCAGAAACACTAGTATTAACACCAGCACCAAATTGTATTTGTAAATTACCTTGAGAGGTTAATCTGGTTATAAATCGTCTAGGTACTTTTTTTAATTTTAGTATATTAGGTACTGTATTTTTATCTGTTGCAGTATTACTCTGGTCTTCGTATATCGTATCTTGTCCTAAAAAAGGCACTTCGTACCATGAATGCCCATCATTATCTGTAATTTCTAAAACTCCAACAATGTTATCATCTTCTATAGTTAATGTTAAAAATTTCTCTGCATTTCCTATATCGAAAGTAGCTGTTTTAAGTTCACCTGATATTGCATTTACTCTTTTGGTTAATTTATATTCTGCAGGATAACCATTCGCTATACTGTCAATTCTTACCCCTGTTGGGTTTAGTGAACTCGAAAAAGAAAAGTCAATTTTATCATTTATAATAAATTTTGGATCTCCGTAGGTAGTAGCACGTAAGCGTGTGTTGGGTGCTACTATTAATGCTTGATCCCAGTTAGGAGTGTAGTTAGGAGCTACTGCGTTAACTTTTTGGGATACATCAATCTGTACTTCTGATACACTAGTTGTTTTAGGACGATAGCCCATCATGTAGGCTAAGTTGTATAAGTTAGCTGGGTCTTTAGCGTGCTGTAAAAATGTTTCTTGAAGCTGTGTATCTTGGTAGAAAGAAAGTACATCTCCTACATAAGATGCCATTTCTATAAACATCATACCAGGAGATGTTGGAGAGAAGTCATTGTAGGTGTCAGGAAAATAGTTTTTAGCAAATTCTACGAGTTGTTCTCTAAACTTACTAAAGTCCTTGTTTATATATTTTATATCTCTTTCTTGGATCATTATTGTTGAATATTAATAATTACTTCATCTTCTATATTAGTATCTAGAATACTATACTTTAAATAGAATTCAATTGAGTTTTTATCTGGGTCTGCTATCAAAGATACATCTGTAATCACTACTTTAGGAAAGTAGAGTCTAAGTTCATCTTTTATTTTTATACCTAAAACATTTAATTTTTCTTCTGTTATTTGTTCAAATAGTTCTGAAGGTAGTCCGCTTCCAAAAGAAGGATTCATATACCTTTCACCTTTCCCTGTAAGAAAAAAATTAATTAAATTATTTCTAATTGCATCTTTTGTAATATAGTTAGAATTGAAAACAGCTACTCCGGTAAAAGGTAGATTTACACCTACAGCTTTTCTCGGCTGTCTATCTAACGGATTTATTTTCTTTACATCAAATGCCATTATAATCCTTTTCTTTGTCTATCTTTTTCGTTAGCCGCTTCTAGTAACGTTTTTGCTTTGTTAATAAAAGGTAATTGGCTTAGGTCTAATCCTGGTTGATTACCACCACTCAAATGCATCTGATGAGCTACAGTAGAAGCCATGTTTGGCATATGTACCCCTTCACCCATAATAGCAGCAGCGTCTGCTGATGTCATAGTTGCTTTTGTCATCTGTAACATATCCTCGATCGGGTTACCGCTTGGTACGAACTTTTTAGGCTGTGTTACACGTGCTTTGAAATCGGCAATTTGCTTAGTGTTTGTTTTTTGTTCAGTTTTTAATGTAGAAGGAGTACTAGCAATTTGAACAGCTTCGATTAATACTTCTTTAAGCTGTTCTTTAAATGCTTTTTCTACTTCTTCTCTTATAACTTGTCTAAGTTCTTCTAGTTTCATGTTTATAAATAGTTGGTGTATTAAAGTTTATTATTGTAGCTGGTCTAATCTAAACCTTATTTCTCTAACTAACACGTTTACATCACTAGCGAAAGAAGGTTGTCCTTTCATTACAATTATTCCTTCACGGTTTCTTGCTACTGCAAAACGTCTTTTGGCTATAGAAGGGGAAGTTGTATCATCTATAACTTCTATTAAAAATTCTAGACCATTTTTTGCTTTATATAATCCAGTTTGTGCTGGCTGTATTTGTATTTTATAATTATTTAAGTTAGTCTTTATATCATCTAGTAGACCTCTATTTACTAGGCTTGTGTTAGAAAGCCTATTCAAGAGATCTTCTAAAAGTTTTTGAGTATTAATCTCATATAATGACCAATCAAACCCAGTTAAAGGATTTAACCAAGTATCTAATCCATTTTTTGCTCGATTATTTACTATGTACTTATTTCCATCTGATCCTTCTACTATATCTCTTCTTTCATTTGTATGAATGTAGATTATACCTGGTTTATAGAGACCTCTAAAACAGTTTTTGCCATAGATATTACCATCATCTATTCCATCAGCATAATTGATTGGGTTAACTAAAGTTTCTTGTACTAGTCTTGGAACTAATCTAGAAATAATATAGTTACCATCTTCATCAAGTAATCCAAGTTTTCTTAATTCTTCTGGTGTTAAGCTATCTTTGAGTTCATTTTCTATACTACAGAATGCAATCGGACCATCTAGTAGAGATAGTTTAGAATTAATATCATTCATTAAATTATCGAAAAATGTAGTATCTACAAGAGCTTCAATCCCTTCTATCGTTTCTTTTGTTTGTTTAACTAACTCTCTCAATTTATTTATCAAATCTGAGTATTTGTTTGATATAGAGATAGGTAAACCAATACCGGGAGGTACTGCTTGAGGTATAGGTAGAACTAATAATACTTTTATAATCTTATCTAAAGTATTTATAGGAGGTTTTAATTTTCTAGGTAAAGCTTTATAAGTATCTATTATTTTTCTAGAACGTTCTGTAAGATCTGATAGTGTTTGTTTTGATTTAACTAACTTATCTAAAGTTTGCTGTTTAGGGCATGCATTAGCTTGAACAAAAGTAGTTATTGTAGATTGGATCTTCTGTTGCACCTTATCTTGTAATTGAGCTTGCAATCCTCCTATCTTACTACCTATGAAAGCAGTTACTTTAGATTCTGGTATAGTTATAAACGGCATACTATTCTGTAAATACTTTTTTAGATTTTAATTCTTTTAATCGAGCTCTCAATGGTTTTATTCTAGCGAATAATATTCCACCTTCTTTCTTTAGTTGTGCTACTGCAATTGCAGGTGTTGCTTGAAGACCTGAAGGTGTTACTAAGAAGTTAGCAAAGTTTTCTACTGCTTTTATAAAATCTTCTAATAGATCGACAGTATTTTTACCTAATAGAACAGGTTGGGCACTATACTCCACTGCCGTTCTTGCTTTTTCCCCTAAGTAAATCTTCTTAGCATCTAAGCAAATATACTCATCAGCATCTATATTAACAGATTTGCTGTTTATTCCTACTGAAACTGCTGCTGAAAGTAGTATAGATTCTTCTTTTGCATTTAAAAATATACGTCCACTATTAAGAATTACTTGTGGTTTAGCATAAGTGTTAGAAGTTTCTGGTACTTTATTGTAAGAAAGTCGTTTAGTATTAGCTTGTTTAAGAGGTATTTGATGGAAAGCTGAGAAGTATAGTGAACCGAAGTTCTTATTTACATCTTCTATTACTCCATCAAAGCCATTTGGTGCGGTAATTTGACCATTAGCTATTAATATTAAAGGTTGACCTACAGTCTTTGATGTGACAAGTGGGTTATTTACATGCTGTGCTCCGGTAAATCTGATAGACTGACCTTGTCGACCCTGTATAACTGTATCTCCTGGATAACAAATTAATGGGTTTATTCTTCCACTTTCTTTAAATCCTTTACCAAATAATACTTTTTGGAAGTTAGGGTTTAATGTATTAGGAGAAGCATTATGTTCAGGAGCATTCCATACGTTTATTATTCGAACCCATGCTTTTCTATTTCCTTTACCTGATTCACTTGTAGCAGCTGGGCTTGATTCTATAGCTATAATCTCTCCTAAGAGAGGAATATCTTTGTATCTAGCATTACCCTGGAAGGCGAAAGGTGGTTTAGTAGCTTCATCTGGGTCAATATCACCTGTACTACTAACTGTTACGTAGAAACATCCATTGATAGCAAGAGCACTACCCATTTCTTTATACTTAGGATGTCTGCTGTCTAATATAATATCAACTACACGGCCATAGAAAGTACCCGAATTACTTCCAGATCCTTTTCCACCGCCAGATGCTCCTGCGCCAGTTCCTGCTCTACTCGTCGCCATTGTCCGTTTCTTTTACTTCTTTATTTATCTCTTCAGCTTCTTGTAATAAGTCAGCTAATTCAGATAAGTCAAACTCTTCTCCTTTAGATTGTCCTGTTTCGATTCGCTGTATGATTGTAGCTAGTTTAATTAAGGCTTCATCATTTTTAACACCAATCTCCATATATTCTTTTATCATAGGTACTACTAAGGTAGCATCTCCTATACTTTCAATCAAAGGTTTCAATTCAGCTATTAAAGCAGTAACTTGTGAACGGGTGGATTTAGAATTAGTATGTATCTCTTGAAATAAATCAGCAAGAGAGGTTTCTCCAAAAATTTTTTTATCTAAACTCATACTTTTTTAATAATAAATAGGTTAGTCAAGAATATTGACAACTAACCCGTTTTCACTATATTCAAAATACTTATTATAGAATTCAGATTTTAATTTAGATATTACTCTAGTTAAGTGAGGAGTCTCACAATCAGTCATCTCTCTAATGTAAATATAAAGTGCTTTTTTCTTAAAGATTTCTAGATCATGTCTAGTCTTGAAAATAGTTAATACTGCATCTGCTATCTTAGCTTCTTGTTCTTTTGGGAAGAACTCATCTACATTATCATACATTTCTTGTATCCACATATCTAAAAATGCTGATAAAGACATCTTGAATTGTCCGTCAACTTCTAAATCCGGTTCATAAGATTCTTCTACATCTGAGAATGAACCTATCTGTTTTAGTTTTTTATAGTTTTTATTATTGTAGTTGATTAACCATCTCTTCACAATTGTACCGAAGTATGAATAAGCTTTTGCTCCATTAGAAGCATCAAACTTCATAATCTTATCTTCTAATAAAACAGAAACGATCTCATGTTTGAGATCTTCAATATGCTCTACATCTGTATAGTAGAATTTAAAAGTATGTATAATATTCTCTGCCAGTTTGTAAAACGGCATATAAATATGATCTGTAAATATCTTAGCTCGGTAGACGTGGTCTGTTGAGTTATTATAAGCAACTATATAATCTTCTGTCTCTTTTGTAAAATAGTTACTCTTAGCTTTAGTTCTTGCCATAATTTGTCGGGAGCATGTATCGGTTTAGCTCTTCTTGTACGTTTTGTAGTTGTTTAAAGAAATAACCGACCTCATCATCCGACTGAAATGTTCCATTTTCGTCTAGTTTCTGTAGGTGCATTTTTGCTTCAGCTATAGATGCTGAAATATTATTAAGGTATTTAACCTGGTCTTGAACTACATCTTCATATTTCTCTACTTTAGTAAGTAAGTTATATATTGCAAATAAAGATACTATTAAAAGTAATCCTAATAATCCTATAATCCAAATCATATTATAAATTTTTTATTAAATTAGATAATCCTTCTGAGGAGTTAACTGGGCGTCCTGTTGAAGCTTTAGTTTTTTGTACTTTAGATTCTGTACTACCTCCTTTATTCTTCCATAAATCATACTCTACCTTAGAAGCCATAAAGTCTGCTGAGTGTAGTATGTTTACAATATTAGTTCTCATGCGAGAGTCTGGATTATGACTAAAGAAGTAAGCTTCGTTAGCTTTATCAAACACTCCGTCATGTAATCTAATACCTAAATACTCGTTATGAGATAATTTAATACCAAACCTCTGCAAGATATAAAGAGAGCGGTCCGGAATTAACATGAAAGCAATTTCAGGATTAGGAGTATACATTTCATGTAACTTATCTTGCCTCCATTTATCTGTTTGCGGAACATAGCATTCTATATCTCCATCTCCTATCTTTCCTAAATCATGGAAGATAGCAGCCATCACCAACTCTTCATCGGTAAAATCAATAGAAGCTCCCATAGATTGCCATAATTCTTTCTGTTTGATGGCACATTGTATTACTCTATTGACATGATCAATATATCCACCCGGAAATGCATTATGATACCAAGACTTACCACTAGCAGGAGCCATTATCATATGCTCGGCTAAAGTCTCTACTAAAGCTAGTACACTATTCTTCCGATCACCAACTATATAATGGTTGATAATCTTAATATGCTTATCCCAATTAGTTTGAATTTGTTCCGCACTTAACATAACTTGTTTTATTTATAGGTTTCCCTTGTTTTATATTCATATACCTTATATTCTATCATATTTTATATATCTTATATCTAAATATTATATCTAATATCTTATATATTATCGAAGGTATATAAAAAAACGCAGAATAGCCACTTTTTCTAGAATTATTTTTCCGGATTAATTAAATTACTTTTCTTTGTACCTGGAAACTTAGCTTTCTTAACAACTTCATTTGAAGGTTCCGGTAATTGAGCCGTTACTGCGATAAGAAAATCTGCAACCTCTGAACCTGTATCGGTAATCGGAGTAATAACGTTAGGTCTTTTTGCTTTTCTGCTAAGTTCTTCCTCTTTAAGCAACCTATCTAACTCATCCCTCACCTTATCTCCTGCAGAAGCATTTGTATCCTTATCAACAAACATACCTTTGTACTCTGCTACTCCTAAAGCGTAGATAATTTCATTTAATTCCTTAACTGTTAGTTTCATATTCATGTTTTTAAATTACTATATACCTTAAGATACGGACTATTACGCAGAAAAACAACTTTAAGTTAGTGAATTGAAAAGATTTTTATTGAGAATGAAGGGGTTAGGGTGCCCGAATGCGGAATATCCCCAAAAGGCCGTAGGCCCCACGCGCTTCGCGCGCATTTTGACCCGAAATTTTTATATTTTAGTCTACTCGTAACTTTAATTCTTGTAACAAACTATCAACATTATAGTCATAAACAGGAGGAACCATTGTATTTCTCAATAAATCTTCAAAAGATTTTATAACAGCACACTTTTCATACTGTTCTTTCTCTTGATAGTAGTATAAGAGGTGGTCGAGGGCGTGAAATACTCCCATCTTATCATATTCTTCGGTAATGACATAGATGTTTTCAAACTTAGTTAGATCAATTTTAAGGAGATAATTATAGAGACGATGATAAAACTGTTCTTTTACAGTCTCTCTTACAGATTCATATTGCTCCTTATATCTCATCGTATACATTCCATCGATGATAGAGTAATTCTCCAACCCTCTCACCACCATACCCATTAAAACATACGGATTTTCAAACAAATGTTGTATGTTATGCTCTTCATATATCACCTCATCAGAGGCATTAAAGATATTGAATAATTTATTAGGGTCTAATCTTTGCATCTTTTTTTATAATATAGTTGCTTTATAAATAAATATTACGTATATTATATAGAAGTATAAGTAATTAAATGCTGAATGGCAACTTATATTGATAATCTAAATGAAATAACTAATTATGGTAGAAGTATTATTTTTATTCTTAGGTATAACTCTAGCCTTTGTATTTATGCAATACGAGCAAAAGAAGGACCTGGAAAAGAGGGTTAAGACTCTAGAAACAGATTACCTTAGTATATGCAGTCAATTAGAGCATATAGAAAGGTCTCTACAGAAGGAAGTAGAAGAACGTATTCATGCTCTAAAGGCAGATATGTGGAAGATTAAATCAGAATATTCATCATTACAAAAAATATTAAAAGACTAGTCGATTACTCTCGAGTGCCTGTTCTTCAAATCCGTGTTATATGATTTACGACGACCTATCCAATATGCATTTATACTTCAAAGGTAGGCCTGCTTTTTTAAAGATACAAGACTATCTCTCTGGTCTTACAAGCGATTCTGAAGACGGTACTCGGGAACTCGACTTTTGTACTGTAATTATCTCTTCTTATGTGACTGGTTACTCTTCTTTATGCGAGTCCCACATACTTCATGACGATCTCCACATGGTCTTAGAAGGTCAAGAGGTAGTAGAGTACTACAACCCTAAGTTAAATAAGGTAAAGTTTAACTATGATGAAGAAAAAGATGTTACTCTTTACTATAAAGAGTCAATGCCTACGCTTATTCTTCCTCTACTCAATAGAAAATTCTGCTATCTTCCGGCAGGAGAAGTACATTCACCTGGTCTATCACATAAAAACGGCCCTTCCTTTGTGAAGAAAGTGGTAGTCAAGATTAAGGCCAATGATTAATTAAATAAAAAAACAAAAACAAATGTTCACACTAGTATTATTAGCCTTAGTAGCAATCGTTACTACAATAGGCTGTTTTAAAATGTATACCCAATTAAGTAATATCCAAAGCGATATCTCAGACATAAAGAAAGACAATGAGCGACGAATTGAATACAACAAACAAAGAAACGAAAAACGAAAAGAATTTAGAACCAACAAAATCGACATCGATAAAACACTTGAAAGAGCCGATACTATGTCAAAAGTGTCTGAAGGTCGTAGGAGAGGATAGATTCTGTTACCATTGTTCATTAGATCCATGGTATACAAGATGACTAATTACCTTTATACAAAAAATTCTCCGAAAAAAATTCCGGAGAGTTTATTGAAAATATACCAAAAAGGTTATTTTGAAAACCGACTATAGGTAATAGTCTTTCTTGTCTTTAGGTTCTCCTATGGTTAATATGCCTAATATAAGATTATATAGCATATAAGAGACCATAGATAGGAGTGAGACAATTAGAATACCTTCTACAATAGCATGTAGAGGTTCTAAATAAAAGGAGAGGATAAAAATTGTTAGGATTAGAGCCGTTAAAAAGGCTGATATAAGTTTCTTTGACATATTGTTTATTATTTAGTTACTTTGCCGAAAAAGCAATTATACCTTTATTTTCATTAATGTAAAATTCGATCTTCTCTAATTCGATTGAGACATAAGTATCACCCATCTCAACTATACACTCATTGGTTAACCATAACTCTCCCATACCTACTATCTGAAAGAGATAAAAATTATGACCTTCGGTAGTATTAAGGTATTCTGTTTCTGGAGTAATACCTGCATTGTGAAAAAAGTCTACTACATCCATCCAATATTGAAAGAAGAGAGACGTGTCGTTTATTCTTAAATGATACATATTATTTTAATTTATCTTGTTACTTTAACTAAATTAGATCCCCAACCCTTTCTCTCTAAGCCAACTAAATAAGCGGCCGTTTCTGGGTTCTTTATTACCTCTATCTCACAATACTCTGTCTTACCTGATATAATAGTTCTTACATGCCACTTATCTTGAGAAGAACAATTAACACATACACGGGTAGAAGGTAGAGCTTTAAGACGTAAAGGATGTATGGTAGTACCACAATTATTACAATTCATAACTTATATATTTATATATTTATATATTACTATAGTTGAAAAATCATCAGAAATATATTCTCAGGTAGGGCCCTCCCGGCTTCTCTCACGCCGTCTTAGGGAACAATACCGGCATGGTTATAGCACCTTGAGGTAACCTTGACCTACTCTTGACCTCCACCCCCCCGAAGGGTGACCGGCCTACTCATCACAATAGGTCCGGTCGTTGGGTTATGGTCTTGATATTAGATTAGGCTTAATTGTATATCGGCAGTCTTATCTACTACCTTATAGGCGCCAGTTACCTTACGAGTAGGCTTATACTCAGTACCTACATTGTCGATCATCACACCATCTACTACAGCAAAGGCATGCTTAGCTACTGTAACGATATATGATCCTTTAGGATAAGACTCCATGAACGACTTAACAGTCTTCTGTCTATGGATTAACTCTCCATATAACTTATACATGTTAGTGATAGCTTGCTTAGGCATTACTTCGAAGGCTACCTCTTTGGTGCCGATCTTAGCAGTACCTACCTCAGATAGCTTAGACATATTCTCTATTAGATCTTTATTAGCTACTCCTTTACGATCCTCTCTCTTGAAGGTCTCTTTTACAAACGTATGAGCTGTGTCATAGGTAACGCCTATAGAGGCTGCTACTGCTTTGACTACACAGTCATTGTTTTCTTTGTTAGCTACTTTAGATGTCTTGATACCTGCGATAACGTCTTTTGAATAATTGAATTTCATAACCTTTATTTTTTTTTTAATGATTGAATATACCTTA